AGAATGGCGGATAAAATACCCGTCGTCGACTATAGCCGAATGGAACGACTCAAACCTCCAGAAAACACAGTTATACCGTTAAACGCAAATACACTGTGTATATTTTTAATAATCGCGACCGTTATTGGTTTGTATAAACGCCACGTCGATATTAGTCAAGACCGCGAACGACGTCGTATTTGATACACTCGTTAGGGTCTAAGTATATGTCGCGTTTCATGAGTTTCTTAAGTTGTTTATCTGGAATACTCGTTTTTTCCTTATACGTTTTCTTAACCATATCCATGAGTTTATCGCACATTTTCATTTCATCCTTAACTTCCTCGTATTTCCCCCAAAACCCGGTCGTGGATATTTGGTGTATGAGAACGTGTGCGTTCTTACCGATAAGACGTTCGTGTCCACCTAAAAGAAGGAACGTTGCTGCTGAACCACATTCACCTTGTGCGATCGTGATAACCTTAACACGAGACTTTTCGAGTATGTTCATCGCACTCAGACCTGCGAACAAATCACCTCCTCCGCTACACACGTGTACGCGTATAATTGGTTCGTACCCTATGAGTTCAGCCTTTTGTTTAAGAAGTTTAATTTCGAGTTTCTTAAATTCTTCTATAAATTCGAGAATATCCTCGTTCGTGATTTCCCCGTAATATAATATTTCGTTACCAATAACACGTGTGATTTTAAAATCTTCTTCATCCGTGTTAGTAGTGGTTGTAGACATTCTTTTTATGTAGAATCTGTTATTTCTTCTTTAATCAACTTTTTTATTTTTGTAACTTCGCGTTGTTTGAGTTTATTTTGTATAGCTAAATGATTCATGACATCAAAGTCTTGGGGTGTTAAGTTATACTCTTTAAATTTAGAAACGTCTCCTAATTGTGCGTACATTCTAAATAACATGAATTCTTGGTGATTAAATCTAGAAGAAGACTGCATTTGTATATTTCTAATTTTTTGTTGTCTCATTTTTTGGTTACCAAACTTTGTCCAAAACTTACCCGGACGTATATTTTCTGGAGTTAGCTTTTTGGTAAAATACATTTTCGGGATTTGAATGGCGTTTAGTGTAAAAAAAGGCATGACGTCCCAATCGCCCTTGTATAATTCCACATCGTATACATCTGCGGTTGTTATTGCGTTTGTTATTTTTTCGGCGTTATCGTCTATCGCACCTATATAATTTTCTTGAATAGCCGACCAAACATGACCGTGTTCGTGTAGAGAATCTTCTATATCTATATTGTCATTGCTACATAAAACGTCGTTAATAATATCTTTTGGTGTTTTAAAAATATCTTTTTCGTATGGAAATTCTAAATAACTAAAAAAGTTATAAATATTACCCGAACATCTATGCGCGGCTATGGAACAATTTGGGTGTTTAGGTTTTAGTTTCATTATTTCATTCGGACTTTTTTTAGTAACTATCATGGTGGTAAAATTATCCATGAAGTAAATACTTTTCGATGTTACAATCATTGGTTTTTTAGTTATATTTTCACCTTCAGAAACACTTTCAATTATTGATTTATATTTATACATATCAATATCATAATCTTCTATATAACTATACATATCTGACATTTTTATTGTACTCATGAATATATCTTTTTTCTGTAAGGGTTCGTCCCATATTTCAATACTATTTGATTCATCTAAAACTTGGTTAATAATGAAAGTTTTACCACATCCAGATGTCCCACACAGAAAAACGTTTTTACCCGATTCTATATACTTTGTTAATAGATTTATTTCCTTATCGTGTATCGAAATATATTCTTTCTTTTTTTCTTTTTTTACAATAACAAAGGAATCCATGTCAGGTGACGAAGATGATCTTACTAATCAAGCTTTAGATATTATATTAGATAACGATATTCTTCAAAAACGTGTAATAGATCCCCTAAAAAGGAAAATTACCCCTTATATACTATGTATTGGTTTCTTTAACTTAACCATGTTTATCATGATTGCTTATCTTTCGAATCGTCTTTCGTCGATTCTGTAGTTTCAGTATCGTCTTTAGGTATTTCAGTTACAACTTCCATGAGTTCGGTTCTACGCCGTAATTCTTGCATGAGATCACCTTTCAAACTCACAAGTCCTTTATCTTTTAAATCTGCTATTTCATTTATACGTTGTTGTTTACCTTCTATATCAGCTTTTATTGTTTTTTTAGCAGTTGTAACATTACCTCGTATATCATCGAGTTCCTTTTTAAGTTCTCTTTTTGCTGTACTACTAACTGCATCTTTCAATTTGGTCATTATTGTATTTTCCGCTATAGCCTTAAACGGTGTTATTGGTTGAATATGCATAATCTCTGGTTTGAAAAACGCATTATCATCTGGAAATTCCTTTTCAAACTCGTCTATAATATATTTAGGTACATTTGGAGACTGTTCTATTAAACGATCGTATTCCGCACGCATGTTTTCTATCATATTTGTACCATTTTGTGTTCGTTCTGAGAGTGGTAATGTTAATTCGAGACGAATGGTTCTTGATACTTTACCATATTGTACTGAAGCAACGCGGTGACCTTCCATGAGTTCGTTTATTTTAAGAAATTGCATTATGGTCGTAGCAATCGCTGTAATAAGATTCAGACCACCAATTGCGGATGGTACGTATGGTTGTACAGTAGGTGGGAAAGTTTCTTGTGCGAAGTTCGCCGTACCTGTTATTGTACTCACTATAATAAGTGGTATTGTAAATTTCATACTCTGTTTTTTATACGAACAGTATGCCTGGTAATGCATGTATCTATAACAAGCGGCTGCTTCTCCCCAGGATTTAAGTATCTTTTCCTGTTGAGGGTGCCAAATTTTTGGTAATTTCTTTTCTTCGCTCATACTAATAGACATGAATATTATATTCTTCATTCATTTACTTTTCTTAATAACAATGATCGTTGTACCTTTCATGAAGAATAAACAAAACCTTGAATTTTATTCCATTTTAGTACCATTTATATTCTTTCATTGGTCAGTTAACGATGATACGTGTGCGTTAACACAAATGGAAATGGCTGTTACAGGAAATAAAAAAGAAGAAACTTTTTTTGGACGCGTTGTTGGTCCTATATACAAGATGGACGATACTGCGGCTAATAATTTATTGAAGAGTCTCTTATTCTTTTTATGGTTACTCGTACAATTTAGATTAAATAGAGTTGACTTGAGTCCGATTTATGAATTAAAAAAACGTATCGTAAAATAATATAATATTGGTACATATAAATGAAGAATAAGACAAAAAATAAACTCATGATTTTTACCATAGTGGTACTTATTTGTATTGTTTTATATCAGATATATAATCCTATAATTATACGAAAAAGAGAAAAGGTTCCAGTTCAAGTTGCTGTACCGGTTCGCGTACCAGTAAGAGTTCCTACACAAAAAGAGTATCGAGAACCACCTATAAAAGAATATAAACCAGGGCACGTTCAACAAATGGGAATATTAGTTGGTAATGATGATGAAACTTTACCCTTATATGGTAAAGAAGTTCGCGGTAGACGTGATAGATATCATTATTATACAACAACACCGGGTGACCAAATGTATTCACTCCCAATAACACACGAAGCGCGTGATTGTATGGAAGATATAGGATGTCCCGAATTTTATGGTAATGAATCCGTTTCGGTTTTAGGACAAACGGGTTCATTCCAGGCTAAGATGTATAGAACAGATAATTTCTTCTAATTATCGAGCGATGAGTAATACATACAAACATGCTAAACATAGCATACTATTTGATAAAGATGACATCACCTGAGTAACATTTGAAACTTTTTTAGGTGTCGACATTGTTATGACACTTTCTAAACACGATACGATAAGACACAAAAAGTAAATAAAGACGATTTGTGATAATCTATCCATTTATATTTATCAGAGAAAAATATTGAGTAATATAAATGAAGATTGATTCGTTAAAAACAGAGGCTAAAAGACTTGGTCTTCGCGTAACTAAAAAAATTAGAGGTAAACGTATACCATTAACTGAGAAGGAACTTAGAATGAAAATTCAAAGACGTCAGGCACCGGCTTTGGAAATTCAGGTTCGTGAAACAAAAAAACTTTTACGTACGTGTAAATCGTTATTTAAGGAGATGGGTTCATCGTCTACACCTACTGTAAGTAAACCCAAAGCACCACAATCTGTACCGAAACCAAAACCACCAATTCCACCAGCACCACCAGTTCCACCTAAACGTGTACCATCAGCGCCACCAGTTCCAACTAAAAGAGATCCACGTGCAAATTTAATGACAGCTTTAAAAGCAAATCTTAAACGACGAGGTATTAAACAAAAGTTAAATCAAATTTCTTAGTTAGTAATTGTTTAGCATCTTTTAATTCTGGGTGACTCCATAAAAGCCACCTCGACCAGAACCCGGCGGTATAAAAACCTGTTTTACCCCAGTTTTCTTTATCGCTTCGTGTAACATCGAGCATATTTTTATGAACTAATTTAAGATCGGTTTGTTTTTGTACCATGTGAGGTACAAAACCACCGTGTCGCGTTACATACGAACGCATACGTAAAGGGTTTTTGTGTATTGTATAATCCGAATACCCTTTAGCACCAAAATCAACTATTTTTCCATTTTCAAAAGTAACTCTAAACTTTTTATCGATTCTGGGGCTTTTTTTCAAATGAACGCGCATTTATTATAGAGTAAGAAAATTTATGATTCTTTTTTGAGTTCGGGTTCAGTTTCAGGTTCGGTTTCGGTAGTTTGTATATATTTTTCACCGCGTCTTTTTCTTTTTATTAACACAATACCGAGTGTGAGTGATATTATCCAACACTGGAATTGCGATAAGCCGTAAGGTTCTTCTATCATAAACATGTTTTATACAATACACGTGTTATTACTTTATGTATCTAATGTTTATTTTGTAGACCGATAAGTGTGTAATGATGGTATAAATGAATACTCGCCATGAATAATGAAATATAAGCGAATGGGTTTTTTCTCGTCGTTTTATTCAATAGAATAAGAACAGCGAGTGTAATCACTGTTATTGCTGGTATTGTGAGAAGTGCTATTTGTGTGTCTGTTAATGACGAATTTTTTACTGAGACTGTTGGTTCCATTTGAGATACACTGAGAAAATATATTTATAAATGTTTTCGACACACGGCTCTATACATTTCTTTACCACCTATGAGTTCTGTTTCTGTATTATCAACAATACGTTTCGTGAATGGCCCGTGTGTACCGTCCATACATTCCATGCACATCGCAGATAATTTAAAAACTTTATCTGCGAGTGGTATACAATCTATGATCTCACCTATTTTCCCTTGTTTATAATCACCATCTAAACCTGTTAAAATTACGGTTTTACCACGTTTGAGTACTTTTTCTACAAAAACTTTTAACCCTATAAAAAACTGTGCTTCGTCTATGGCTATTACATCAACGTCTTGGTAATTGAGTTCGTTTAGGTCATTTGTTTTTATACAATCAAATTTCATGTTATCGTGTGTTCGTAGAACGTGTTCTAAACACCGTGTATCTTTACTCGAGTTTATGACGAGTATACGTTTCCCTATAACTTCATACCTTTTCAAGCGTCTGACAAGTTCTGTAGTTTTACCTGAAAACATGTTTCCCATAATAATTTTCAGACTCATTTTACGATTTTATAGTCTTAAATGTTTATATTAATTTATTTATTTATTTTTAATGACATAAAGAAAAAGAGTGTAATATAAATAAAAATGTCTTCCGAAGAAACACTTCAAATTAAGCGATTAACACTAGATGCGACTTTACCAACGCGTGCTTCCCCGGGTTCTGTTGGGTACGATTTATACAGTTTAAATGACTTGTGTATTCAACCAAATTCCAGGGATATTGTAAGTACGGGTGTTTGTGCGACTATTCCTATGGGATGTTATGGGCGCATAGCACCGAGATCGGGACTAACTGTAAAATACGGGATCCATGTTGGTGCGGGTGTGATTGATCCTGATTATACGGGTGAATTGAAAGTTTGCCTATTTAATCTCGGGTCGGTTCCGTTCGAAATTAAAAAGGGTGATAAGATTGCTCAGTTAATTTTAGAAAAGTGTATGACACCTCTTATCGAGGAGGTGAATGAATTGCAAAAGACTATGCGTGCTAATAGAGGATTTGGTTCTTCTGGTTAAATAATACATTAATTACCGAATGCGACACCACCCATACCATTCTTAATCCTGAGAATGTTATAGTTGACCGCATACGCGCGAATAAAGTCTATATTGGCTGTTACTGGGGGCTTGGAAATTGTTATTTTAGCACTATCTATACGCGAAAAGTTCAATGTACCTGTTGGTTGTGATTTATCTATAGTGAGTGCGAATGGCCATGTCGCAATTGGTTCGTCTTTTGCCCCTGGTGGGAAGTACGAACAATGTCTGGTTGGAACAACGTTACGATGGTATTCGATAGACATGTCTTCGAAGAGTGGTGTACCGTTAATAAACATGGACGCAGTACCCCCTGAACCGAATGTATAGCCTGCGGATGTACCAAACGCGGCAATGTGTACGGCCTTAACGGGGTGGTTAAAGTACGTAAGATCGATGGTTTGTTCATCACCAGTCATTGGTTGGAACTGTGTTTGTGTGATAAGCATTTCATGTTCTGTTTTAGCAAAGAATTCGCGTTCCTCCGTGTCGAGGAAGATGTATGAACCATATACCTTTGGTGTAGACTCTGGGTTAAATGTACCGTTTCTACACTTGATTCTGATTTCAACCTGGTGGTATTGGAGACCGACGAGGGGTAAAGATTTGGTCCAATCTTCACTGAAGAAGAATGGGATAACGTAGGAATCGTCCGATGAGTTTTCACCTTTATCGTCGCAACTGGACCACGCAGAAGCTTTAGCTTGTGTAGTGTTATAAAGAGCGGCGTGTGCAGTATTGATGAATCCTGAATCTATCTTGGAAACTTCTTGACCACCTACCCAAAGTGAAAATTCGGTTGGTGAAGTTATATCGTTGTAATTATATATACTTCCATCATTATCCTTATTGTTAATGTTTGTACCTTCAATCCATATATAGCTTAAGAGATCCCCTTTGGATTTAATTGGGATAGAAACTTCGTTTCCCGAACCAAACGTACCGATATAATCGAGGCGTTCTGGTTTAATTGCGAAGTTGGTGTGACGTTTATAGTTTTGTCTGAAGAACGAGACTTGTGGGTCGCCTGTGATGTACACATCTTGGGCACCGACCGA